GTTTCCCAGTCACGATCATGATGAGCTTAAGAAGGCTTACCCAGACCATGCCGAGCAAATAGAAACAGCAGCCACAACAAGGCTTGACGAAAAGCCAACCGGTCAAACCATTCCCGCAGACAGGGTTGAGCTATATGAAATTTACTGGAAGGATGGAAAGCACGCCATTCTCATGGGGGACACATACTTATACAAGGAAGACGATGCCCTTGTAGACCCGTTCCCGATTCAAATCATAAGGTATTCCGTTATCCCTACCAGGCTGTGGGGCATTGGGCTTATAGAGCCACTTGTTGACCTCCAGTGGTACTACAACAAAGCTCGGAGCCAGGTCATCCAGAACGCAGAGCTTATGGCCAACCCGAAAGTCCTAATACCCAAGACAGCCGGTGTCCCAACAAATGCGTTTACAGACAGGCCCGGAGAAAAGATTTACTACAACGCGGCTGGAGGACGACCTGAGATGCTTACGCCCTCTCCGTTGCCTGGATACGTCATGGACAATATGTCCAGAATACAGGCAGAGATGGGAGACGTTGCAGGTATTCACTCTGTAACGCTTGGTAGACGCGCAGTAAACGTTAGCTCTGGTGCAGCCATCGCAGAGCTTTCTGCAAAAGACCTTAGCCAGCTTGAAATCACTCAATCGTTTATTGAAAACGCTGCAAAAAATGTAGCCAAGACAGTGTGCCTTCTCGCCAAGGCCCACTACTCAGAAGGCAAATACGTTAAGATGATGGATGACTACGGCTCTGTTGTTCATCAAGAAATCAAAAACGAAGACATTGTTGATAATCCTGAGATATTTATTCAGGCAGGGTCGCTTTTCCGCAAAGAGGCCCACGACAGGGATGCCAAAGTCCTTGAGCTTTTCAACCTTGGCTTGATTGATAAAGAGCAAGCCATGTACGAGCTTTCCTTTAGGACAAGCAACGCACAGGTTAGCGAGAAGGTGCAGGCGCTTGCACACGCACAAGAGATACTTGACGGCGTAAAGAAAGGCATGATGGTCGAGATATACTCGACAGATGACCTCGATGCATTCAGCAGGGTCTTTAAAGACTTCATGAGAAGCAACGAGTTCTACGGAATGCCAATCGAGCTTCAAGACTACGTAAGCGATGTGTACACATCTATCATTGCGTTTGGAAAAGGCCAGCAGGCATACCAGTCTGCAATGCAACAACGCAAAGTGTTCCCAAGGGAAATATCACCAGGCGTTGGAGCACAACAGGCGGCAACTCAAACGTCTCTCCCAGAGAGCGCAATGGCAGAGCAGCAGGTTGGCGTTGAGGCTGCAAGAAACGCATCAGAGGCACTTGCTGTTGAGGACTCAGTAAGCAGGCTTGCTGCTGGAACAGAAGCAACAATGTCTCCGTTTGGAGGGCAACTCTAATGAACGTCACAGAAGTAAAGGACCTATTTAGAGCATATTGTGATGAGCCTGACCAAACGTTCTTGTCAGACGCAAACGTGATTACATACCTCCAAAGAGGATATGACGAGTTTAGAAGAAGGGTGACTGCACTAAACCCATACTCGTTTGCCATTGATGTGGACATCACAATTAGTGGAACTTTTTATGACCTTGCAGACCCCGCAAACCCGGTAGTTGTTCTTGGTGCAAGCGTGCCTGCCGGGCAAAGGCGAATGGTTGACCTTGTGTCCATAAGGTCTAAAAATCCGTCAGACCCCTACCTTGGGTGCCAATTCAAAGGCGCTGCAAGTGTTAAGGCTTTGCTTGGAAGCTACCAGTCCTACACGCTGCAAGGAACTAAGCTAATCTTCTCAGAAGACGCGACCGGAGACATTGTTCTAACCTACGTTCCAGAGTCTGATGTAAACTGGACCACAGGCACGTTTATCGATGACATGACACAGTTTCATGACATGATTGCCCTGTTCGCTGTACAGCAGTATCAAATACGAGATGCAGCCGTAAACCAGCCGCTCATGATACAGCTTCAGCAAAGAATTAAAGACCTGGATGGCTACATTGTGGATAGAAATGTAGATGCGTCACATTATGTACAGCGCACCATGAATAGCTACGAGGACATCTAATGGCTGTAGATTCAAACGAAGTAGAGATATTAGAGACTGGCACCGACAACAGGACGCCAGCAAACTCTAGCTTTGTTTTGAACATGATGTGGAGGCGTGGGGCCTGGGAGGTTAGAGACGGCTTTGGGCAAATGGCCCAGCGGACCACAACGTTTGGCATGCCGTTTCAAACAAAGGCAACGGACGAGTGGGGAATCATTGGTCATATGGGCTCCACAATAATGCAGACCAACTTTGGGCACTTACAGATAATATCTGTATTCAAAGTAAGGGTTAACACATCAAACGTTGCTAGCAGCGCAGCAACACCTACGGGCTTTAACAACTCGTCAGAGATTGGGATTGTTGTACATATTGACGATGTAACTGACGGAACCCATTGGGAAGAAGCCCTGTATCAACATAGCTCTATAAATGAAAGACCAGATGCGACAACACAAATTGTTGGTCAGTCTCGCGGCCAACTTATGGCTCAATGGCGAGGAAACTATGAGACTGGCAGGGAGAAAAACAGGCAGGCATGGGTGAAGGGGGATACAAGCAAGCCTGTTTTCTTCAATGAGTTTAGGGATGCCTTAATATTCGGAAGCGAAGAAATAGGAACGTGGATTTATTACCCAACACATTACCGGCACTCAAAGACAAAGCGGAGCGTGCAGGCAGACACCCATGCAAAGCTAGACGCAATAGGCAAGTATGCTGAGTCAAGCCGCGTAAGCCAGCTTGCTTTTACTCCGGGCATTGCAGAGGGCTACCCATACTTTACAACATCTACACTTCCTAACTTTGCTGATGCAGTGTCTGTTGGCTCTTCCGTTGTGTACGGAAGCGAAAGGACCCTGTACTTTTCAGACCCAGAGCTTCCGGCGTCTATCATTGCAGAAAACTTTGTGTCAGTTCCCTGCGAGGGTAAAATCACAGCGCTTTCGGAGCTTCTTGGCAACGTCTATGTCTTTACAGAAAGCGAGACGCTTGTTTACAGAATTCCATCTGGAACAGCGATTCTGTCTGGTGGGCAGTTTACAAAAATATCAGACAATGTTGGGTGTGTTGGCCCATCAGCAAACGTGAAGGCAGAGGGTCGTATATTCTGGACAGCATCCAACGGCATATACAGTACGACTGGAAACTTCCTGGTAGAAAAGACAGGGGCACCTGTTGAGCGGTTCTTTACGGACTACATGACAAACCCGCTTACAGGCTACTACCCTAAAAGCGGCATGATGAACGAGCCGTTTACGCAGCCACAAACAACGCTACAGGCAGACCTTTACAATGCAAACATGTCTTATTGCAGTCGGCTTGGGACAGTTATAGCTACCTTTCCTGGGAACAACGCATCCCTGGCCTTTACAAACGGTAAGTGGTCTGTCTGGACATACGAGTCCATTGCTTTTTCATCGGGGACTCCGAAGGTTCCCTACGCTGGTGTTACTCAGCAGATAACAAACCCGTGGATTGTGGCGACACCAAAGCGCGTCTTTATGGTCGGAACTCCAGACCAGCAGCTAATACTAGACCCAGCCGGAGACAACGTGCTCACAAACTCGTACTACCTTATGGAGTACGGAAGAGGAGGGGCGTTAGATAGAAGCGTTGATGACGAAGATTATCGTGATCCTGTTGGCTTCTATGAGTTTGACACGACTGTCGCTGGTCTTGCCACAGCAAACACAACACTGGTGTACGACAAGCCATACAGGCTAGATACGGGCTACAAGTTCCCAGGAGCACAGGCGACACTCACAGAGGCGGATGAGGTTTATCTTGTTCCTGTCTATGCAATTCTTCCAGACGTGTTAGCCAACACCGGGGTAACTATCTGGCAGTCGCACATTACTTTTAACAATGCTGGGTTTGAACCAATCACGGTTGCAGGTGGTGGGACCGACATTGACTTTATTCTCCCCACCGAAAGGCTTGCAAGCAAGGCTGGATACGCAAGGGGAGCGGGGGCTGTCGGTCACAGGGTTCAGCTAAATGCGGCAGGCGGAAACACCATATACATAGAGTTTGATCAAGTACCAGTCGGGTCTGCCGTCATAAACCAGACACCTAACAGAAAAACACCGCTGCTTTATCTTCCGTTCAAGAAAAGCAATACCGCAAGCAACAGGTATTTGGACATCACACCAATTAACGGCCCCCAGTCGTTTACGGATGGTGCGACCACAGTAAAGCCCATAGTGTTTACATGGCGAAAAATGTACATAGGCACGTCGAGCCAAAGGTTTGAGAACTCTGTAGTCTCACCCGTTGACTATGCATACAAAAGCCAGCATGTGGGAATGAACGACGGAAAGACGCTTATGTCTAGAGGTCTATACTCGCTGATGCTTTCTCGCGGACCGGGCCTCGATGATGACAAGGCGGTTCAGAACTTTGATGCTGGTCTGTTTAATACGCTGGTGTCCTCTGATAGAAAAGGGTGGATGAGCCAGATATTAGACTACTCTGGAACAAATGCAGACGCCATTGAGCGGGTTGCAAGCAAGACAAGCATACGCACACGAATAAAGAGCACGCACCCTTCAGGCGTGCTTGTGAACAAGGTGTTTGGCTCTGAGCTAAAGTACGGAGGGACAAACAACGCAACAGAGGGTAACTACCTCATTGACGATGAAGAAGTTTCTGTCATAGCGACTAGCGACTCGACAAAAGGCGGCTGTTTCTCGTACATGATATTTGGCCACATCCAGATACGCAGTCAGAAAGTAAAGCTACAAAGCTCGAAGGCTTCGTATAGGCAGACCGCAGGAAGAAGGAGGTATGGGCACTAATGTCTACGCTTCCGCTTCCATACACGCCACCCGGACAGCAAAGTATTGTTGAGTCTCGGGAGTCCGACAGGAACAGCGATGTAACAAGGCTTATCAATGACCTCAACATCACACCTCCTGGCTCAGAGCTTAAAGAGCAGAAGAACGAAAACAACGTTTACCTTTTGTCATCAGGCTCTTTTGGTGGCGCAACACTTACGAAAGCATACGGACATGTAGGCGGCCTTCCTGAAACGGTAATTTCCAGAAAGTTAACAATAGAGTCTACACGCCTAATAATTGATGGAGTAAGTTTTGAAAACAGCGACTCCTCAACCGGCACCCTGATACTTATACGCAAAGACTCTGTGGTTTTGTTTAGGGACTGCGTATTTAATATGACGCACCCCGATGGCGCAAAAATTTGGATACAAATGGAAAGTGGTGCCAAGGCTGTGTTTAATGGCTGCATGTGGCGAGGCGGAGACGGCACAGGCGGAAACCTTGTAAACAACGCAGGCGCTGCCGCAAACGTACAAATTGTAGGGTGCATGTCCGGCCCTACCGCTCCAGGCGCTACTTTTGTTAACTGCTCTGCACCGGTGGCTTCCTTATAATGGCATACAAAAAACACCCAAGACACGTTACCCAAGAGCAGTTTGCAGACAACACAACTGTTGATGGTGATCGCATAGACTCCGCAATGGAGTCTTTTGAAAGGCACACAAACGAAGTCCCCCAGGGAGACGTGCAGACAAAGTGGACACCTACCGTGTTTGTTGCTGGATGGATACCGCAGCAAAAAACATCCACATCGATACATCATTGGCCGTGGCTTGCGACCCCAAACGTGAGCGATTGGGTAATGGCAGGCTCAACCATACCAACCAATTTTAACAACTTTGAGAGAGTAAAGGGGTATGAGATTCCAGGCGTTAACCCCCTTAACCCATCTGCGACGCTAGCCTCTCAGTTTGTATGGACGACATCGTTTCACATATCAAGGCCGTCAATCATTACAAACATAGACGTAATGCTTCATACAGATATGGTTGGTGCAGCTACACGCCAATACACAAACAGCTTTACCTACTCTACACCACCCCCCCAGGGGATCGTGACTGGGAAACGATGTCGTCCATACAAACTGAGAGGCTAGCGTCGCAGATGGGTTAAGGGGGTT